AAATAGTGCCGAAAGCACTACAAGCCGTAAAGGATTTGGGTGATACAAGAAAAGGCGATTACAAAACCAACAAAGCAGCTTTAAAATTAGAAAATTCTCCTGTTGATTTCAAAACAATAAAACAAAAAATATTTGATTTTGAAAATTCAAACAAATTTGAAGGAATGTCTGAGTTGTCAGCAAAAGCACAAATTAAATTAAAAGACATAAAAAAAATAGTTGATGAATTTGAAAAAAATCCTAAATTACACAACGCCAGAGGCATGGACACTCTTAAAAGAAGGATAGATTCTGAATATCCAACAGGACTACAAGTGGGTGATGCTGGAATGGTGGTTACCGATATTAGGAACAGCATCAAGGCACAGATCATAAAAGAAGTTCCTGAATATGGAAAAGTCATGAACGCCTATGAATCTGCCATAAAGTTGGAAAAACAATACATTCAAGAACTTTCTTTAGGTAATAATAAAGCGGCTGGAACCATATTAAGAAAGCTGCAATCTTCAATGCGTAACAATGTTAATACCAGCTACGGAAACAGATTGGAAATGTTAAAAACCCTTGACCCCAATTTAGTTACAGAAATAGCGGGACAAGCATTAAATACTTACTCACCGAGAGGATTGCAAGGCATAAGTGCTGGTTCGATGACAGCTTACGGTGTTCCAGCCGCTGCCGCTGGTATGATGAATCCAGCGGCACTTATAGGATTACCACTTCAATCTCCTCGTTTAATAGGCGAAACAGCTTTAAAAATTGGACAGCTTTCAAGAAAGTTAAAACCTTTACAAAGCCCAGCTGCGTTGACAGCAGCTAGAGGTTCAAGAGTTGTTGGTGAAATAGAAGGAGCAACAGAAATAGATGCAAAACAAGAGCTGTTAAATTTGTTGCTTAAAAAACCATCTTCTGATAATTCACAAACGCCTACAAAAAAAGGTTTTGATGACGCACAACTAAGTGAAATAAAATCAGACGCTCTTACATTACAAGATGAATTTGAATTTAACGTAGAAGATGATGATGATGTGAATTCAAATATAATCTACGCTGCTACTGGTGGAGATATTTCACAAGGCATTAATATGGTTCCTAGCGATGTTTTACAAGAATATAAAAATATATTTTCTCCAGACCAAATAGATGGCGGACCTTTACAAAAAGAAATTGTATCTTTACAAAGATTAATAAAACAAACTCAGAATTCAAAATCTGCTGACCAAACTTTAAAAAACATACAAGGTTATCAAGAAAGATTAGACACATCCATACAGAAAACAAACTCTGATAGCCCTATAAAATTGGCTTTAATGAAAATGAAAGAAGTGCTTGACGGTTCTGTTTACAATAAAATTGAAACAGGTTTAATTTCTGGTGACAAAGAAGTGTTGGATCAATTACAAGACGCTACTGGTCTTTACAAAAATTACATGGGATTAATGAGTGGAGAAGGTGTTGTAGAAAACAGAGAAAGAGCAGCAAACAAAATACTTGGGCAAATTACTAACAAAAATTACACACCCAAGAATACGGTTAATCTTTTGTTTGGACACAATAAACTTGCTCCAAATCAATCGCTACCTCTTGTTATGTCTAAACTTAGAAACGCTTTACCAGAAGAACAGTTTGTTGAAGTTAAGGCTTTGTTAAAAGACGGCATACTTACCAAGGCATTTAGTGATGACGATAATGAAGCAAGCAGATCAGGCATAGTAAAAAATTACAATGATATTTTTAAAAATCAAAAAGAAATTATTAACGCACTATTTACACCAAATCAACTTTTAAAAGTTAAAGAGTTTAAAGAAAATGTACTTCCTACTTTGTGGGCAGAGATTAAACTTAATCCTGATAAAGCCAATTACACAATAGCTTCTGCTTTAGCTAAAAAAGAATTGCTAACTTATCCTGAACCTCAAGCAGAGGATTCTTCAATAAACGCAGTTAGACAAACTTTAAATCGTTTTCAAGCACCTTTGGTCCTTCAATCTTTAGAAGAAACCAGAGAACCAGAGTTTACAGATGAAATGCCATCTAATGATGTAAATTTAAGATCAGAAAACAACTTGAGCAACCTACAAGGCTCCATAGATAACTTTCAGATGCCACAGGTACAAGGCAGTATGTTTGATGCTCCACCACCCAGCATGGCTCCACCGCCTACCCTAGCTCCACCGCCTACCCTAGCTCCACAGCAAATGGTATCTCCTACCCTTCTTCCTAACGAAGACGACAGAGAGATTGCCATGAGGCAACAGGCTGGTATTGCTGGTTTAGTCTAAAGATTCGGTTGCTTTGATCATCGCACCAACAACTTCAAAGTCCAGATCATAACCCATCGTGGTTTCTCCATCTATTTCTACTTCTAAGTTTCTTGACATCAATCGTAGCAATGCCACTTGGTGATGCAGTGTTAACCGACTGAACAGTTCTATAACCTCTGGTGCTTCGACCACAGGCTTGTAACTTTGAGGGATTGGTTTCTTAGTCATAATGCTTTTGAAAAACATTACGCTTCGACAACACTTAGTGCACTTAAACGTCTGTGTTCTTTTTCAATCAGAACCTTGAGTTGATCAATTTTTGATCGATGCTCTTGTCCACATATATCTTGAAGAAGATCATAAGTCTTAACGTCTACTGCTAAACTTTTCCTTATCTTGTTACTTTCATCTATCATTTGATTTTCCATGGTGTGAAGTTTACTGTAGTTTGCAACAATTTACAAATAAGTATTAAAAAATATATGATAAACTACAAGCATGTACAAACTCAAAAACTATTTACTCAGCATGCAATCGCACTGGATGATCAACCAGAACACCTACAATGCCGTACAGGAAACTATGCCACTGGTTGCTAAGTTTCGAGCTGGCAAAGGCATAGAACCAATGGACAAGACTCCTGTGCATCAGATTGTTAAGAAAGTATTTCCTGATGTGTACACCGTGCCGTTGTTTCGCAGACACTTTTGCAAGCTCTTAATAAAAGAGATAGAGCTGATGAAGAGGGAGATTGAGTTTGAAGGCAACGAAGACGAAGACGATCTAAGGCAGATACCAGAGATAGTGTTGTTGGAGCACTGTCCAGAGCTGTACCGCAACATGTGGTTTGTTGTACAAACGGTTCTCAATCCTATCTTCAATGCAATTTGGCAACGTGACTGCAAAGACCCAGCCAGCATCCAGATCGCTAACTACAATATAAAAGAGAAGCAACAGGGTGCTTGGCACCACGACCACAGTGCTGACATCAGTGTGGTGGTTCCTCTTAACACAGGCTCTTATGAAGGTGGAGGCACTGCTTTTCACAACCACGGTTCACTGAAGCCCATACCGAATGGTCACGCCCTGATCTTCCCTAGCTTTACCAATCTGCACAAAGGACTGCCAGTAGGAACTGGCGACAGATACTTGTTGGTCTTTTGGCTGTGCGACAAAAAACGCATGGTGGATTTGGTTGAATACATCCCTTAAAGTTAATTAATATTTCTTTGTGCAAATACTTGCACATTCCTACACATTTGCTATTATGTGTATGTGAGATTAATAAACAAAGGAGAAAAAATAATGAAATCACAATTGTTAAAAGAGATAGGTCATCCATCGGCTGGTGGTAAGTGGGGTTACAAATACAAAGGTTATTACATCGTTCCTAACCATGGCAGCGGCTATGAAAAAGTTGAGTGGTATGACTTCTACACACCTTATTGTCAAAGTATAGATTTAGTCGGTAATAGAAGAGATTATACAACCTTAGAACATGCTAAGAGCTTTGTTACTTGGCGTATAGAAGATGCTATTAATGATTATGAAAAGCAATGGGCACAGGAGGTGGCGTAATGAAATATCTATATATAACAGACATACAATCAGACGACTTGAAAAATGATAAGTGGCTTTACAGCGAAACTATGGAGGATGCTTATGACGAACTTGCTACTATTGTTAAAGAATCCGCAGTGTATGGTACTGATTGGATAAGTCATGTAGAACTAAGCGAGATTGAAATACATGAAGAAGATTACACCCGCACTTTAATTGAACTAGCAAATGGAGAATTCCTAGACCCAGAAATACGAAGAAAAAGAAATAAGTTTTTCTCTATGTCAGCAGACTCAAAAAGAGGTTTTGATTGGCAGCTACTTAAACTTATGAGTGCTTACGATTATGAACAGGAAATTAGTCGTGAGCATGACGAAGAAGAAAAAGAATGGCTAGAGCAAGCTGCTGCTAAAAAGGATGCAGAAGAAAAAGCTAGGATTGAACGCTTCAATAGAAAATCGGAGCAAGACTAATGACTAAATTTACAACCATTGAGCCTAACCAAAATCACAGGTTTGTTGAAAGGCAACAAGAAAATCTTGGTATAACTGACAAAGAAAGAGCCAAGAAAAGAGAGCAGATTAAACGCAGAAATAAAAAGAGGGGTGAGTAATGAAAAGATGGCAAGGATTGTTGGTGGCGGTGTTTGTGATTGCAATGCTAGGCATTGTAGGAAAGATGGACATGGAAGACGAGCTGATAGCTCAACAACATTACACCGACATGGTGTGTGCTGGTTACTACCCAGACTACAAAGACCTAGAGCCTAGCTGTAACTAATACAGGTCACCTAGCTCTACCGTTTGTATTCCTTTCACGTTGTAGGGCAAATACTCTCCAGTCTCTTTGGCTTTTAACAAAGCATGCAATGCTTGTTCGTTCTTAGCCTCACCGTACTTCAAGGCTTCTTTAGACATCTCGTAGATAACGTAAGGATAAGGCTGTGCCTTCTCTTGTGCTAGGAATGAAAAGCCTTCAGCTGGTAAACCAACCGCACGACACGCATCCAGATACAAAGACGCTTGCATGTGGTAACGGAAGTTGTTTATCGCTTGTTTGAAGCCTCTAGGAGAAGCGTCACGGCACGTTTTTAAATCCCATACCCTCTTGCCATCGTACCAATCCAATCGTGATTTAAACGGATGTCCGTGATACAAGTAACACAACGTCAGCTCTGTCCTGTCGTCCTTGCCGTCTGGCACCAGATCAACGATGGTTTCTCTACGCTCCATGCAAGTGTCGTACAAAGACCTAGGGATTGGTGTCAGGTTGCCAACTTCTTCCAAGAACTCAGCGTGAGCTGTCTTGCCGTCTTTGGTTCTACGGTCAAACTTGGGCTCTATGATGAACTCCTTGTGGAAGTTGTGGAACTCTAGGAACACGGTGTGTTGCACACGACCTTCCAGCAACGCTGGTGAGTCTTTGAATCCTTTGCGGTTCTTCCAAGTGTACAAACATTTGTCCACATCCTTTATGTCCGATGCTCGGTAAGCTGGTATCTCGTTGTACTCTTCAAACGGCATGTCCTCGTATATTCCTACTTTAAACTCCATCTTCCATCTCCTTCATTTGTTCTTCTGTTACGTCAAAGCAATTCATATTGCCAGCTACTGTTCGTCTCTCACCCAAACCGAAGAAAGGATAAACCGCATGTTGCATCCACGATGGAAACAACAGCAACTTACCCTCCTCTGGTTTTACATACCGAGACTGAGAAGGTCTTAACCTCTCTGGGTCTGAGGTTTGGTTAAGACCGTATGTAAAATTGATGTACCCATCTATGGCTCCAGATGAGTTGTATAAATTGTAATCTTCTATTTCTTTACCATCTGCTGTCTTACCTATTTGCTCTGGTACTTTTGTCCAAGTAGTAAAACTGATGCCCATAGGCGATGCTGTCAGGTGGTCGTGGATAGGATTGTAGTCGCCTTCATAGGAATGAACCGACCAGAGTTTGTCTGTCACGACTTGCTTGGGCTTTATCATTGTCCCAGTTTGTTCCACAAAGTGTCTGAGATAGGCTACCCCTAAGTTCTCAACCATAAGTCTAAAGTCTTTTAGATCGTCACACGCAAAATCCATAGACAGCTGTTCACCTTGGTGTATCTGTCCGACCAGATCGCCACTCAAGGATTCTCTGTCTGGATTCTTCAGCTCTGTGTCTAGGTGAGTATTTAATGTTTGCACCACTTCTTCTGACATCTGATGTTGCATCATAATTGCAGCTGGTAAGTTGTAGATGTCGTATTGTAAATTACTCAATGAGTTTCTCTTGTTCTCTCAGTCGTTGCAGTTCTTCTATTAATTTACTGTCGTACCATTGGTTCTTCTGTAAGTCCTCTATCTCTTTGCCTGTATCTTTATGCTTGTATTTAAACCTGTGCATGTATTTGATCGAAGCTCCTTCTAAGTAGTATCTGAAATTGTCGCCAAGTTGTTGTTGTATGTAGTCGATACATTCTATGTCGCCTTCATAATGTGGTGGATGATTAACCATGTCTTTTTGCATTTTGTGTCCAGAAAAGTGTGAGCGATTCCATTTGAGTGTGAGATCAAAAAAGGAAAAGGGAATCGCCCACGGAAATTTAACTAAAACGGTAAGTCGTTTTCATCGTCATCGTTTGCTAGATCAGCTAACGATTCGCTGTTGCTTTCTTCTATTACCTCTGACTTAACAACGTCTGATTCGTTGCCTTCTTGTACAGCTGCTTTGTGTTCAAAGCTGTCTTCGATGTCTTTTTGTAGCCATTCTTGAAAACCTACAAATACATCGCACATGGCTTTGGTTTCATCAGAAGACTTGCCTCTAAACTCATCGTTGTAAACGTCCAGATCAAACAAGACCTGTTCGTTCTTAGTAGCTACTTTTTGTACACCGCCTTCAGGGTAACGTATGCCTATGATCTTTTCATTGCCACCTGATGTGTGTCCAACTTCTATGTCTCCCGAACAACCCAACAGATTGCTTATATCAAAGCCAGCTTCTTCTTCCTCTGTGAAATTTTTGTTTCTCCACGACTCCAAGTGTTTTCTTAAAGATGCCATCGTTGACAATGACGCTGTGTACGTCTGGCTGACAGAAAAAGGTCTGCCGTCTGCCATCATTTCACTGGTGGTTTCAAAAGTTATTCTGACTTGTTTCTTCTTAGAAACCTTGCCTTCGTACTCCTGATTTGTGGTACCCATGTCTACTATTTGATAGCAGATTGCTGCGTATCTTCCTTTGTCTAGCTTTTCAAAATCGCCAGTACTTTTTATTGTTAAGCTCATAATGTCTCCTAATTGTGTTTGCTAAGTTAAATAAAATCTTGTACTATTTTACATACTTTACCAAAAACCACAACGACCAAAATAAAAAGAGATAATTGATGTCACTTAAAATAACACGACCAACCAAGAATTTTGATAGACCTTTAACAGTAGATTACCAAGTAGAATTCACTAACTTTCTTAGTGACAATGGCTTGGAACCAGAACCACAGAAGGGCTTAGTCGCTGACGGCACTATTGGTCGTGCTTACATCAATGTTGGCGGCAAAAGGAAGCTCGTAGGGTGGTATCAGTTGTGGCTCGATCAGTCTGTGCCTTATGGCAGACTGGGTGATTATCGAGTCTCGGCTGATTCTCCTACTGCTATCTGGAAACCAGAAAACAGGAAAAGGCAGACCCTTACTAAAGACGAACGGCAAGAAATAGCCGATCTACAGAAGCAAGCAGAGGTCAAACAACAGGAGAAGTACAGCAAAGCAGCTAAGAGGGCACAGAGCCTATGGGATGAAGCCCTACCGTGTGAAAAGCACCCATACTTAGAAAAGAAACAGGTGTTGTCTTACGGTTTAAAGGTCAACGCATCGGGACAGCTGGTTATACCTTTGTACGACAAACAGATGACGGTGGTAGGTTTGCAATACATAGCACAGGACGGCTCAAAGAAATTTCTTACTGGTTCTAAGAAAAGCGGTAGCTTTTTTATTCTGGGCAAAGAGATATTGAAAACCAGCGACATAATTAACTACGCAGAAGGCTATGCCACCGCAGCGAGTGTCTACGCTGATTACTCACAGCCTGTCATCGTGGCATTTGACGCTTACAATCTATCGCCTGTTGCAGAGGTCATGTTTGAATTTTTCAACAAGAAGAAACACATCTTTATAGCGGACAATGACGACTCCAAGACAGGTGAGAAGGAAGCAAGCAAAGCCTGTCAAGCCATACTTAAAAACAAGGGCAATGCAGAGGTTTTAATGCCTCAGAGCAAGGGTGATTACAACGACCACAAGAACGACCCATTAGAAGGAGAGCTGATACCTTCCTTGCAGAAATTAGACCTACCAGTCGATTACGAGTTCCAACGCAACGCAAGCGGACGCTTCTTGAACACCAAGGACAACGTCAATGGCGTTTTAAAAACGCACAATGTTGAAGTGCGTTACAACGTCATCAAGAAACGCATGGAAATAGACATACCGAACACCAAGTTCATCGCTGACATGAAGGAGGAGGCATCTCTGATAGAGGTGGAGGACCGTGCCATCAACATGGGCATACCACACACCAGAGTCAGAGATTACCTGAAGATACTGGCAGAAGAATACAACCCAGTGGTGGAGTGGATAGACAGCGAGCCTTGGGATGGCGAAAGCCGACTGCAAACCTTTCTGGACAGCCTAATGACACACGAGAGCAACCAACTAAAAGAAATGCTGATGAAGAAGTGGTTGGTCAGTTGTGTCGCTGCTGCTTACGAAGAACAAGGAGTGGAACTCGAAGGCATCTTGGTACTGCAAGGTGCACAAGGACTGGGTAAGACGCTGTGGTTCAAGCGACTGTGCGATTACGACAGGGGTTGGCTACTGGAAGGTGCCACGCTGAACCCTAGTGATAAGGACAGCGTGAAGCGAGCCGTTAGTCACTGGATTGTGGAGTTGGGCGAAATTGAGAGTACTTTTAAGAAGAGTGACATCGACCAGCTCAAAGCATTTGTCACGGCAAAGACGGATGAGTTAAGATTGCCGTATGACAGAGCGTTTACCACCTACCAGAGACGTACTGCCTTTTACGCTAGTGTTAACGCCAGAGAATTCTTGACGGACACGTCTGGTAATCGAAGATTTTGGGTTCTGGCGGTAAAAGACATCAACGTCAATCATGGGGTCAAGATGCAACAGTTGTGGGCTGAAGTTAAGGAGACTTTGTATGTGAAAGGGCAAAAGAACTGGTTTCTAAGCCCTGATGAGCGAGCCATGTTGCACGAATCGAACGAGATATACCGTACACAGTCTAGCGTTGAAGATTTGCTCTTGGAACACGTTGATTTCGACAGTGAGTTCACCAAACCAGTACAGATGACCAAGTTGTTGCGTGATCTGGGCATTAAAGCCCCAAGGATGCCTGACTTCAAAGAAGCCAATCGTGTCTTGCACGAAAGAGGCATCGAAGCACGCAGAACCAACGGTAAGAAGGTCTACGACATCAGCTACACCGCTGTGGAAGAGTCGGGTGGGTTTAACAGCAACTTTGGGAGCGACTGATGAGTAAAGACAAACAAAAAGAATTGTTTTTAGATTGTGAAGACGAATGGGATGGCATGCCAGAGTTTGAACAACAAGATTTAAGACCGTGGCATCAGGTTAACGTGCGGTTTAGAAATCAAGAAGACTTTGACAAGTTCAAAGCTCTGATGGAACAAGAAATTACGCCAAAACAAAAAACCTTGTGGTTTCCACATGCACCTTTCCGCAGAGCTTCTAAATACAAATACATTGATGATGAATCCTAACTACCCTATATACATTGTTTCTAAAGGAAGATGGAAAACAAGACACACAAGCAAAGCCTTAGAGTCGATGTCTGTTCCTTATTATATTGTTGTTGAAGAACAGGAATACGATAATTATGCATCCGTTATAGACGCAAAAAGAGTGTTGGTTTTGCCTAACCATTACTTAAATGAATATAACACTTGTGACGATATTGGTGACAAGAAAAGTAAAGGACCGGGAGCTGCTAGAAACTTTTGTTGGGATCATTCTATAAATTTGGGGGCTATAAGACATTGGGTAATGGATGACAACATAGCTAGTTTTAACAGGCTTAACCAAAACTTAATGTGTAAAGTTACTAGCGGCACCATATTAAAAGCTGCTGAAGATTTTGTTGATAGATATGAAAATGTTTATCTGGCTGGCTTAAACTACGATTTTTTTGCTAAAGCTAAAGAGCCTTTACCGCCTTTTGTTAAAAACACACGCATTTATTCAATACTATTAATACAAAACAACATACCTTACCGCTGGAGAGGTAGGTACAACGAAGACACAGACCTGTCATTGAGAGTTTTGAAAGATGGTCATTGCACGGTTCAGTTTAATGCTTTTCTGCAAGAGAAGAACACGACACAGAAGGTGAAGGGTGGCAACACCGAAGAGTTCTACGGCAAAGAAGGCACTTTGCCTAAGTCAGAAATGATACAGGCATTGCACCCTGATGTAGCAAAAGTGGTGTGGAGATTTAACAGATGGCATCACCACGTTAACTACAGACCATTTAAGAATAACCGATTGATTAAGAAAAAGGGGCTAGATATTACTATAGGGTGTAACAATTACGGCATGAGGTTAATAGAAGCATGAATTTATACAAACATGAATATATGGGACAAGGCACCGATGAATAACCAGACCATAAAGGAGTGGCTTACTGTGTGGTTTTACATATCCATAGCAGCCATCGGCTTGTTCACACTCGCAGTCCTCATGCCGTTCCTCGTTGCTTATCGTTTGGTCAGGCATTTACAAGAAAAGAGGTTGTATGACAACAAATGGGAGAAGAAATGAACTGTTATAACTGTAATACAAAACTTATATGGGGCGGAGACGATGACAGCGAAGCTGAAGAGTGGTTTATCATTACAAATCTGAGTTGCCCCAAGTGTGAAGCGTTTGTTACGGTGCATCACAAGTCATGACGAATAAGAAGGCAGTACAGACGCTTTACGTTCACGCTGGGTTGGTCGTAAGACCTGAGACTGACGAGTCCTTAGCGGAGTTAAAAGCGGTGTTGAATAAGCATGGCATCAGGGCTAGTTTGAGGGTTAGCTATGACAATAGATAGATCGGCAGCCAAGGAGGCTGTAAGCGATGTAGCCATCGGCTTCTTCATGGCGTTTCCGATAGCAATCCTCGTGTTGTCTACCACCACTTGGATGGAACTCAGCGTGCCAGTCACGGCAGTAGTGCAAACTTTGGTGTTCACTTTGGTAGGGTTAGTACGCAAATATTTCGTTAGGGTACACTTCAAGGGGCGAGACGAGGTGTGCGAAGATGTATAACAATGTGCGAAAGTATGCAGAGATGTGCTGTGACAGGGTGTCAAAGAGGGTGAGGAAGGGTAGCTGTACACTGTTGGTCACCCTGTCAATTTTTCCTTTGTTTATAAGGCTTTCCTTCTCTTATAGGTTGGTAGTGTAGTATATATATATATAAATATTAATAGATGAGTATAACGTATAAAACGATGGTTTATAGAGAGAACACTACAGGAAGTGTTTGGGAGCTGTACACTACCCTTGGTACACTGTTGTCATGAGTTTACTAAAATCAATACTGCTGAGAACCGATGACGAGGACTACGAAATTACCACTCACTTTGTGGTTGCTAACACTTTCATGGGAGTGGAGCGAAAGCTCAAAGGTAAGAACATAATAACAATAATCAAGACAGACGAGGGTGAGTTCATTGCCTTGGTCGAGGAGTAGACATGGCTGGACGACCTAGGAAACCGAAGGAACAAATCGTGAGTGCTCCGACTCAATTTGAGAAAGACAACGAGTTTGGTTTGACTGAGATGCAGTCGTCATTCGTGTGGCATTACACCGAAGGTGCTTGCAGCCAGACTGAAGCAGCTCGGAAAGCTGGCTTCGAGTTCCCAGCTGTCAGTGCCAACAAACTGCTCAGTGGTACGCATCACCCAAAGGTAGTCAAAGCCATCAGGATCAAACAGGATGAGCTGGCTGAGAAGTACGCCATCACACCACAGAAGACTGGCACAATGTTGTGGAAGATCATGGAGCAAGCGTATGAAAGTGGACAGCTTAACGCTGCGGTTTCTGCCATCAAGGAGCTCAATCAGTTGGGAGGATTGTCCATCAATCGCTCGCAGAACATCAACATCAACGCCAACCTTGACCGCATGAGTAAGGAGGATATCAAGGAGAGACTGGGCAAGTTGCTCGGAGCAGAAGCCTCGGATTACTCACCGAAGGATAAGTGAATAGTTAACTAAGTAATGGAGTGCTCTTCCGTTGAGAGCTCA